CATCACCACCGGCAACCAGCTGGTTGAATGGCAGGCAACCCAACTCGCCCGAGGATATGCGACCTTTGGTGCAGTCCCTACGACCGTCATCGACGGCAAGGGCCGCCTGGTGCTGCTCTATGAGCGCGCGATCGGCAGCTACGCCAAGGCCGAACTGGTCGAGGGGTACCGCGACGTCGACCTGACCGGCGCAGGTCAGCGCAAGGTGGAAGATGCAGAGCCGTCGATCGGTGAGCTGCGCCGCGATGCCATCCACGCGATCCGCGATATTCTCAAGACCACGCGCACCGACATCGAGCTGATCTGATGGCCGACACGCTCGCTGCGCTGCAGGGCGACACGCTGGACGAGTTGATCTGGCGCGAACGGTCGCTCGGCGCGGCAGACATCGGCCGGGTCCTCGATCTCAATCCCGGCATAGCCGACCTCGGACCGGTTCTGCCGGTCGGTACCGTCGTGGTCGTGCCCGCCAACTCGACGCCAGCCGCGACGGTGCTTCCCCTCATCCAGCTTTGGAACTGACCGTATGAAGGATCTTCTCCACGAATTCGGCGTGTCGCTGCTGGCGTTCCTGTTCGGACTGACGCCGGCCGCGCTCGGTGCCGCGGTCAGCCTCGCCTACGAAACCGGCCTGACCTGGTCGCGCCGCTTCCTGCAAATGTCGGTCGGCATCGTCGTCAGCTATTTTGCGACCGGCGTCATCCGCGTGCTGTGGCCGTGGGGCCAGCCCGACCCGTTCGTCATCCAGGCGGTCGGGTTCGTCGTCGGCATGATCGCATTCAAGGCGACGCCCAAGTTCATCGCCGGCCTCAGCGAGCGCGTCACCGATATCCCCGCGGCCTTTTTCGACCGCTTCTTCCCCAGAAAGGACCGCCTGTGACCGCCGCAACGCCCGCCCCAACGCCGAAGCCGAAGGTTCCGGCAAAGACCCTCGCCGGTGTTCTCGGCAGCGTCGCCGCAGCACTCGCCCTGTTCGTGATGACCCCGGCCGAAGAGAGCGGCCGCAAAGTCACCGCGACCGTCGCGCCGAGCGGCGCGATCGTCATCAAGCATATCTCGGGCAAGCAATATCTGTCGGCGTATCTCGACACGGTCGGCGTAGCGACCGCGTGCGACGGCATCGCGACGAAGGATATCAAGCTCGGCCAGACCTACACCGAAGCGCAGTGCGCGGCGATGCTTGAGCGCGAGCTGATCGTGCACGCCGAGGGCGTGATCAAGTGCATCCCCGGCGTCTACGGGCGCACCAATCAGGCGGTCGCGATCGTGTCGCTCGCCTACAATGTCGGCGTTTCGATGGTCTGCAAGTCGAGCATCGCGCGGTTCTGGAACGCCGGCCAGTGGCGCGCCGGCTGCGATTTCTTCCCGCGCTACAAGTTCGCAGGCGGACGCGTCCTGCCCGGCCTGGTCGCCCGCCGCGCGCGCGAGCGTGCCATCTGCCTGAAGGAGCTTCCGCGATGATCCGCACCCTGTTCACCAAGCTGCGCGGCGACTTCGCGTTCGTCGTCCTCGTGATCGTCGCCGCGGTCGGCGCGTGGCAATATGTCGAGGCGCGCCAGGCGCGCGCCGATCGCGACGATCTCCAGCATTCCGCACAGGTCATCTGTGCTGGATCCGGCACCGGCTTTGCCGCGGCCGGCAAGACGCCGCGCGGGGAAGCCTGCGCCGCCACGGTCGCCGGTCTCGTCCGGTTCAAGGCCAGTAGCGACCAGCTTGCCGCGGCGACGCTCGCGCAGGCGATGGCCGACCATGACGCCCGACAGAATGAAGACACCCGCGCCGCGCGTGCTGCTGCCGAGGCAGCAAGCTCGGCTGCTCAACGAATGGAGATGGCAGATGCGAAAGCTGAACGGACGAACCTTGTCGATAGCGATTGGTTTCGCGCTGTTAATGGCGTTGCCGGCCTGCGCCCGGCACGCTGAAGCGCCGCCCGCGGCTCTCTCGGCGCCGATCGTCGTGAAGGTGAAGGCCACGCCCCCCGCCGAGCTGTTACACTGCGCAGATCGCCCCGCGGGGCTCCCGGAGGATCCCGCGCTGATCGCGCAGATCCCGACCGCCATTCGCGCCGGCATCATCCGCCTCGCGCGCGCCTTCGCCGGCAACGCCGATCGCGGCGACCGTCTCGTCAACTGGAATGCGCCGGGCTCGTGCCCGGTTGCCAACGCAAAGTGAAAGGAGCCGCGGTGAAACTCCGTCTACTCGCGCTGCTGGCGGGGCCGGCGCTGTTGGCGTCCGCCAGCGCGCACGGCCAGGCCAAGCCGATCTACAACGACCAGAGCATCACCGTGCTGCAGGGCCTCGCCTTCGGTCCGCTGCGTAGCGAGGCGATCCCGGTCGACGACGCCCACGGTTTGCCCGTTCGCTGCATGTCCGGCTGTAGCGGTAGTGGTGGCGACGGCACGCCGACCGGCGCGGCCGGTACGCCGAACGCCAAGGTCCTGACGATTCAGGGCATCACGGGTGCGACGGCCATTCCCGTCGCTGGCACGTTCTGGCCCACCACGCAGCCGATCAGCGCAGGATCCCTGCCGCTACCCTCGGGCGCGGCGACTGCAGCACGGCAGGACGCGCTGCTGACCGCACTCGGCACGCCATTGCAGGCGGGCGGCGCGGTCAACGCGGTCACACTGGCGGCGACGTCGACGGCCATCGCCGGCACGTCGTCGGCCGCGCAGGTGGTCGGACCGTTCGTTCCCCAGCTCGGCCGCGCGATCACCGTCGCACTGTCCGCTGCGGCATGGCCGGGCGGGACAGCGCAGCTGCTGCGCTCGACCGATGGCGGCACGACCAGGCTGCCGTTGACGCCGGCCGGCGTCGTGCTCGGCACGTACACCCGGCAAGGGGTCGACCAGCCATGGCTGGAGACCGAAGCCGGCGCGACCTTCTACCTGTCCCTCCCGAACGCCGGCATCGGCTACCGGGTGTCCCAGTGATGCGCGCAATGATGGCGCGCATCGTCACGGCGTTCATGCTGCTGACGTTCGCGGTCTCGCCGATCGCGGCGCAGATCGACCCGTCGGCGCGCGGGCTGGCGGTACAGGCCCAGTCGCAAGCCGCACAGGCGCAGACCTTGGCGCTCGGCCGGGATCCGCTGCTGTGGACCGATATCGGCGACAGCCGGGCTGACGCGGACTTCATCAACCCCGCCCAGACCGCGTTCAACGCGCGTTCGGCCTTCATCTGGGCGCGTGCCCTGACGGGACAGCGTTTCGTCGTCGGTCCGACGTTCGGAAAGTCGGGCGACCGGACCGACCAGTTCTTCGCGCGCGTGCCGCTGGTCCTCGCAACGCAGGCGGGCGGCGTTCACATCATCGGCTGCGTCAACGATATCGCGCAGAACTACCCGACCGCATCGACCAGTGGCGCAACGTGCGCGGCAAACATCATCTCCATGTCCGAGACCTTCCGCCTTGCCGGTATGAAGGTCATCATCGAACTGGAGGTTGGCGCGACCAACCTTTCGGCTGCGCAGGTGCAACAGGTCCACGAGGCCAACCAGCGCCTCGCGGACTATCAGGAGTCGGCAACCGGGGTTTACCTGAGCGACGCACGCGCGATCGTCATGAACCCGACCGCCAGCACGACAACGCTGGCGTTCAAGCCTCTCTATTCGCTCGACGGGACGCATGAAGTCAGCCGCGCGTCCTACTATCACGCGCTCGCCACGCTGGTGCCGATCTTCAACACGATCCTGCCGCCCCGCAACGTTCTGGTACGGAGCGCGGCCGAGCTGCCGACCAATGGGCGCTGGCAGCTATTGCTCAATCCCATCTTCGCCACCGCGACCGGGGGCACGACGGAAACGACCGCGGCTACCGGCAACACCAACGGCACCACGATCCTCGCGCTCACCACCACCACGACGCTCCCGATCGGCGCGGGCGTGGCCGGCGCCGGCATCCCCGCCGGCACGACGATCGTCGCGCAGCCGAGCGGGGGCGGCGCGGGCAACTACACGATGAGCCAGGCGGCGACCGCGACCGCCAGCGCCGTCTCCCTCGCGGTGACCGCCGTGCAGGGCACCGCGCCGTCCGGATGGGGCGTCGGCGCGTACAACACGACCAGCAACACACGCGGGCAGGCGACCGGTACGATCGGCACGCAGCCGGACGCGGATGGGGTCGGCAACAACGTCACGCTGTCGTGCACATGGGTGAATGCCGGCGACGGATGCCGGATGTTCCAGACCGTTCAGACCGCCTATTGGGCGTTGGGCGATATCGTCCAGGCGGTTGCGCAAGTGCAGATCACCGGCCCTTCGACCTGCCTTGCCGCCGCCCGTCTTAATCTGCTGACGAACGGCACGACGGCCGGCACGAACGGCAGCTCTGAATCGCAGGACGGCTATCACGCGACGGTCGCCGGCAGCGTTGGGCCCGACCAGTCGTACACCGTGACGCTGATGACCCGGCCGTACAAAGTCCCGGCGTTCGACACCAAGGGCTACATGGCTGCGTACATCTACCTTGAGGGGGCGTGCGCCGGTACCGTCAACACCGTCATCAAACAGGTCGCGATCAAGCGTCGCCTGTCTGCCCCGAACGGCTAATTCCCTGGCGAACCGGTAGCCGCGAAGTGTTCGCAGCCATCGGTTCGCCATTTCACGAAGGACGTTCGGTGAAGAAACCAGAAAGCTTGCGGCAGATGCTGCAGTCGTTTGTACCGGCCCTCGCGGCGGATCCGTCGAAACTGTCGCTGTTCGTCGACAAGGGGCGGATTTCGGCACGGGCAGGATCGTTGAGTCTCGAATATCGCTACACGGTCAATGTTGTCGTGCAGGATTACGCCGGGGATCCCGACGACCTGATGGTTCCGGTCCTTGCCTGGATCGGACAACACCAGCCGGACCTGTTGCACCGCGTCGACCAGGAGCCGTTCCGCTTCGAGTCCGAACTCCTCGACGCGGATACGGCCGACGTATCGATTTACATCGACCTGGACGAAGCCGTGCGTGTGACGGCAAAGGATGGCGGCGGATTCACGGCAGAGCGCATCGGGGCAGCGGGTGATCCGGATACCTTCGACATAGGCTGCGTGCCGTTGTGGCAGCTGATTATGAGCGGCGACGTTGTCGCGCAAACTACCGATCCTCGCTTTGTGACTGGCCAGTGAGCGGCGACTTCGCCGAGATCGAGGCGATGGCGGGCGCGCTTCTGCGTCAGCTGGCACCACCAGCGCGCCGCTCGCTTTTGCGTCGGATGGCGCGCGACGTGCAAAAGGCCCAGTCCGCACGCATCGGCCGCCAGCAGTCGCCCGATGGGCAACGGTATGAAACCCGGCGTCCGAAGAAGGAAGCCAAGCCCGGCAACTTTGCCGTTCACTTCCTCTACCCCAAGGGTTCTAGCGAGCCGCGCGCCGTCCTGATGAAGAGCTGGGTGCGCCAGGGGCCGTTGGTCACCGGCTTCGACGTACAGGCTGGCGGGATCCGTAGCTTCTTTTGGGATAAGGTCGAGCGGTGGCTCCCCGTCGAAAAGGCACAGCAAAACGCGAGCGGGGGCAAATACCGACGGCAGGGCTCCATCAAGCAACGTGCAATGTTCCGGAAGCTGCGCAACGGGCGGAACCTGCGTGCCGGTGCGAGTGATAGCGAGGCGTGGATCGGCTTCACCGGAAGAGCGGCAGAGATCGCGGCCGTTCATCAGGATGGTGGCACGGACCGACCGTCGTTGAAGTCCAAGCCGGTACGATATGCGCAGCGTAAGTTGCTCGGCCTCACAGACGCGGAGCGCTCTCGCGCTCTCGACCTTCTCCTCGAAACAGTAGCTGCCGCCTTGTAGAAACCCTTTCTACAAGGCGGCGCGCTAGCTTGCACCGCTTAGGTCGCCACGACATGGCTCAATGGCCGAGCCGTCCACCTTCACCGCTGTCGATCTGTCCCGCCTGCCGGCGCCTTCCGTGATCGAGGAGCTAGATTACGACACGATCTATGGATCGATGTTGGCGCAGCTCCGTGCGTTGATCCCGACGTTCGACGCCATGGTTGAGTCGGATCCGGCCGTGAAGCTGCTGCAGGTTGCGGCGTACCGTGAGATGCTGCTGCGCCAGCGCGTCAACGATGCCGCACGCGCTGTCATGCCGGCGTTCGCAATGGGATCGGACCTTGATCACCTGGCGGCTCTATTCGGTGTCGCGCGACTGCTGATCACGCCGGCCGATGAATTGGAGGGTGTCGCTGCGGTCTACGAAACCGACGCGGATCTTCGACGACGCATGACGCTCGCGCCTGAGGGTTATTCGGTCGCTGGACCGGAGGGCGCGTATATTTTCCACGCCCTTTCATCCTCGCCCGACGTGCTTGACGCCAGCGCGACCAGTACCACGCCAGGTAACGTGCTCGTGACGGTGCTAGCTCGCGGTGCCAACGGCGCGGCCGGGGCCGGTTTGGTATCTTCCGTCGCCGCCTATCTGTCCGCGGACACCCGGCGCCCCATGACGGACAATGTCACGGTCCAGTCGGCGACGATCGTACCCTTTGCGGTCGAAGCCGACATCACCACCTTCGCCGGCCCGGATGCTGCGATCGTGGTTGCGACCGCGCGTGCCAATCTGGAAGGGCTGCTGGAACGCACGCACCGGCTGGGCCTAGACATCACGCGCGCGCGGATCTTCGCTGCTCTTGCCAGTCCCGAGGGCGTCCAGAACGTCAAGCTCATCCAGCCCGCAGCGGACATCGTGCTCGACCGGACGCAGGCGAGCTGGTGTTCGGGCGTGACGATCCGTCAGGCCGGCGTCGGCGAATGACGCTGCTCCCGCCCAACGTCACACCGATCGAGCGCGCGCTCGAAAGCACGATGGCACGGCTCGCCGATATTCCCGTCCCCCTTCGTGCGCTCTACGATCCGGATACCTGCCCTCCGGACTTGCTTCCCTATCTCGCCTGGGCTTTGTCGATCGACACGTGGTCGACAGACTGGACGGATGAAGTGAAGCGCGCGCGCGTGCGGAGCGCTATCGCGATTCAGCGGCGCAAGGGCACCGCGCGGTCAGTACGGGACGTCGTTCAGTCGTTCGGCGGCGAGGTTGCGATCCGCGAATGGTGGGAAATGCAGCCGCTTGGGCCTCCGCATACCTTCTCGCTGGTGCTCGATCTGGACGGCCGCAGCGGTGCGCTTACTTCCGCGGCCTATGTCGAACAGGTCGTTGCCGAAGTGACGCGCACCAAACCGGTCCGCTCACATTTCACGTTTACCCAAGCGCTTGCCGCAACGTCCGCGCTCCGCCCTATCGCCGTGCTCCGTCCGATCGCTTTCACGCGGTTGCAGACCGCCGCTGCGGCAGCGGAAGTGCTTTTATCCTTCGATTTTACGGGCGGAACCCTCCCGCCGGGGGCGGCACTGGCGCGCGCATCCGCAGCCACGCGCTTCAATGCGGCTGGGTTGCTGGTGGTCGAAGGCGCGCACGTGCCGCGGTTCGACTATGATCCGGGGACGCTGGCGCCGCGCGGAATACTGATCGAGCCGCAGCGGACGAACCTAGCGACCAGGTCATCGGAAATGACGACGCTGCCGTGGGCGTTGTATAACTCAACGAGCGGCACGCTGGCCTCAAAATCCAATCTCGGCACGGCGCCTGACGGAACCCTGTCGGCGGATAAGTTTACGTCCCTGACCGTCACAGAGGGCTACGCAATAGTCTACTACCAGAATTCTGCGGTAATTAATAATCCCGTATTCTCTACCTTCTTGCAAGGTGCTGTTGGCGGAGAGGAACTATACCTCATTATTCAGGGCTCACTGCCTAACGGCCCTAGATTGCAGCTTTCTAGTGCATACAAAAGGTTTGAGACTACGCTTTCTCAGGGTCAGTACTTTGGGTTTGGTACACACTTTAGTCGCCCAGGAACGACCCAGACACCGGCTTCATCGTATTTCGCGTGGGGCGCACAGGTCGAGTTAGCCGGCGCGGGCGAACGCACCGGAGCGTCGTCCTACATCCCCACCACAACCGCAACCGCGACCCGCGCCGCTGACGTTCTAACCCTATTCGGCCCGACCGGCACCTACCGCTTCAGCTTCGACGACGGCACGACACAGGACGTGGCGCTTGTAGCAAGCAGCGGCGTCGTGACCGTGCCGACAAATCTCAGGCGTGCTTGGATCAAGCGGGCGGTGATCCTGTGACCTTTCCCCACTTCACGGAGCTTCCATGCTGACCCTCATTATCACCGACGCCGGTCGCGCCGCGATCGTTGCGCAGGGCGGCACCAATGCGGTGCAGATCGCCGCCTGTGGCGTCTCGGCTACCGCGGTCGATCCGAAACGCTCCATGACCGCGCTGCCCGGCGAGACGAAGCGGATCGCCACCATCTCCGGCCAGGCGGTCGCGGCCGACGTCATTCACCTGGTCGTCCGCGACGAAACGTCAGACGTCTTCACCGTCCGCTCACTCGCGCTCTACCTCGGCGACGGGACGCTATTCGCCATCTACGGACAGGCTGCGCCGGTACTGGAAAAGGCGGCTAGCTCGGTCATGTTGCTCGCGGTCGACATCACCTTCGCCGACATTGCCGCCAGTCAGATCACCTTCGGGTCGACCAACTTCCTCAACCCGCCTGCCACGACCGTCACGCAAGGCGTGGTCGAGCTGGCGACGGATGCAGAAGCCACCGCACTGACCGACGCGGTCCGCGCGCTGACGCCGAAGAACATGGCGGCGATCTTCACCGCGGCGAACGTCCTGTCGCGCGTGCTGGCGGTCGATGGCGCGGGTTCGGGGCTCGACGCGGATCTGCTCGACGGCCGGCAAGGCGCGGAGTTCGCCCTATGGACCGGCGGTAATTTCACGGCACCGGTCGGGATCAGTCACTCGGGGCCGGCTGCGGGCCTGCGAATCTCGGACGGCACCACCGGCTATGGCTATGTCCAGTTCGGCAATGCGTCCGATGTAAACGCCTCGCTCAATTGGTACGCGGGGTCGTCCGCCGACAGCGCCTTCAGCCTCTACCAGGGGGCGTTCGGATCGGGCACGCCGCGGCTGCGCGTCACGCAGACGACGGTCGCGTTCAACGGTTCGCTGATGTGGACCGCTGCGAACGACGGCGCGGGATCGGGGCTCGATGCGGATCTGCTCGACGGTCGCCAGGGCGCAGAGTTCGCGCTGTGGGCCGGCGGCAACTTCACCGGGCCGGTTGGCATCCGCCACTCCGGACTGGCGGCAGGCCTGCGCGTCTCGGACGGCTCCAACGGTTACGGCTATATTCAGTTCGGCGAGGCCTCCGACGTCAACGTATCCCTCAATTGGTACGCGGGGTCGTCCGCCGACAACGCCTTCAGCCTTTACCAGGGGCAGTTCGGGTTCGGTCAGCTGCGGTTGCGTGTCACGCCAACGACGGTCGCGTTCAACGGTTCGCTGATGTGGACGACCGCGAACGATGGCGCCGGGTCGGGGCTCGACGCGGATCTGCTCGATGGTCGCCAGGGCGCGGAGTTCGCGCTGCTCGCGGGGGCGGCATTCACCGGGGCGGTCTCGGCACCTACGGGGTCGATCGGCAGCGTGGCTGGCGACGCAAACGGGAACCTGCTCGTCGGCATAGCCAGTGGCAACGCGCATATCCTCGCCAAGGGCGGCGCGGAGAACGCCCTGCATACCGGCTTTCGTGGGCCGAATGGGTACGTCGCGACCTTCAATATTGCGAATGGCTCAGACTTCAGCCCCGCAGCGGCCGCTTTCTATTTGACGAAGAACAGCGGCACCGGACGATCGATGAACGCGGCCGGTACGATCAATGCCAGCGGCGCCGACTATGCCGAGTATATGCAGAAGGCGGACGGCTGCGGCCCGATTGCGGCCGGCGAGGTGTGCGGCGTCGATATCAACGGCGAGCTGGTGACGCGCTGGGCGGATGCCCGAAGCTTCGTCGTCAAGTCGGACCAGCCGGGGTTCGTCGGCAACGACACCTACGGGGCTCACCTCGGCGAACGGCCGATCGCCCCAACCGACGAAACCGCCGACTATTGGGACACCGCGCACGCCGCGTACCTCTCGGATCTCGCGACATTCGAAGACGCGCTCGAGGCGGCACGCGCGAACGTCGACCGGATCGCCTTTTGCGGCCAGGTGCCGGTCGCGGTCACAGGCGCGTTCGCCGTCGGCGACTACATCGTCGCCGCTCCGGACGGTGACGCGATCAAGGCGGTCGCTATCGATGCCGCGACGATCGGCTTCGAACAGTACCGCGCCCGCATCGGCAAAGTCTGGTCCGTGCGCGACGGTCGCGCATGGATCGACGTCCAGCACGGCTGACGCTCCCGCGTTCACAACCACCCATCGGAAGGATTACGAGCAATGAAGATCACCATAGGCGACCACGATCCCGCAACGCGCACTGTCGCCGCCACCTTCACCAGCGGCGACGTCGTACACGAGCGCAGCGTCAACGCGTGCTATGACGAGAACGGCGAGTATGACGCGGATCTGACGGCCGAGCGCGTGGACGAGGTAGCACGCGGCGTCGCGGTCAAGATCGGTCTAGGGGTAATCGCCAATCCGACCGAGGAGGTTACCGAAAACGTGAGCTGATCGCTCTACTGCGCACAGCCAGAGATACCGGCTCGCCTTGTAGAAACCCGTTCTACAAGGCGAGCCTCGCGCTATCCGCGCCACGTGGCGGCAATGTCGCTGCTCATGAACGAACTGCCAGATCCTCGCCGTGTCATCGGCAACATCATCCAGATCGGCACGATCGAGTCAGTCGATCGTGCCGACGCGACGTGCCGTGTCCGTGTGGGGGAAACTGTCACCGGCGACATCTGCTGGGTCGTCCAGCGTGCCGGCAAGACACGCATTTGGTCGCCGCCCACGATCGGCGAACAATGCATCCTGCTTTGCCCAGAGGGTGACACCGACAACGGGCTTGCCGTCCTCGGGCTGTTCTCCGATGCCAACCCGGCACCATCGACCGAGGACATCGATCTGATCCGGTTCGATGACGGTGCGATCGTTTCCTATGACGCCGCGGCTCATCTCCTGGTCGCCCAGCTGCCAGCCGGCGGGAAAGTCCAGATCGATGCACCTGGTGGGGTGACGATCACAGGTCCGGTCAAGATCACCGGGCGGGTCACGATTAGCGGCGACGTCGACATCGACGGCAAGGCTACCGCCAGCGATGACGTGGTCGGCGGTGGCAAGAGCCTCAATGGGCACAAGCATATCGGCGTCCAGGCGGGCGGCGGTGTGTCCGGTACGCCGCAATGATCGGCATGAGCGCGGTCACCGGCAAGCTGCTCGACGGCGTCGCGCATATTCGCCAGTCGATCGGCGACATCCTGTCGACCCCAATCGGCACGCGCATCGCCCGTCGTGATTATGGGTCGCTGCTCCCCGAGTTGGTCGACCAGCCCATGAACGCCCTCGGCCGCATGCGACTGATGGCCGCAACCGCGTTGGCAATCCAGCGCTGGGAACCGCGCATCAAACTGTCGGCGGTCGCGATTCAGCAGACCGGCCCCGCCTCTTTCTCCGTCGTCCTGGACGGTCAGCGCACGGATGTTGCCGGCCCGAACGCGCGCACCCGCCTCATCGTCCCGCTGCCCGGTAGCGGCAGTCTCACCGTTTACGCCTGAAGGAGCCATCATGCACGGCATCACAATCACCGAAATGACCGAGGGCGCACGTTCGCTCGTACTGGCCGCAACCGCGGTAATCGGCCTGGTCGCGACCGCTACTGCGCCGGCCGGCGCTGCGACGGCCGCTCTCGACGCGGCCTTCCCGCTCAACCGTCCGGTTCTCGTGATCGACCTGGACGCTGCAATCGGAGTCGCAGGGACCGGTGGCACGCTGGCATCGGCCCTTCGGGCTATCGCGGATCAGGCGAAAGCCCCGGTCGTCGTCGTGCGCGTAACGGCTGGCGCGGATGCCGCCGCAACAAGCACGAACGTCATCGGCACCACGGTGAATGGCCTCAAGACGGGCATGCAGGCGCTTCTGGCGGCCGAAGCGCAGCTCGGGGTCAAGCCGCGGATCCTCGGCACTCCGGGTCTCGATACGCAGGCCGTCACTACCGCCCTGGTCGTGATCGCGCAGAAGCTGCGGGGGTTCGTGTATGCATCGGCTATCGGCGCCGACATCACCGCCGCCCTGGCATACCGGGTAAACTTCGGTGCGCGCGAGCTGATGCTTATCCATCCCGACTTTATTGCCTTCGACACCACGCTCGCCGCGAACGCGACCAGCTACGCGGTTGCACGCGCCCTCGGCCTGCGCGCGCGCATCGACCAAGAGCAGGGTTTCCACAAATCACTGTCCAACGTCACGGTGGAGGGCGTCGTCGGCCTCACCAAGGATATCCAGTTCGATGTCCAGGATCCAAACAGCGACGCCGCGCGCCTCAACGAGAAGCAGGTCACCGCGCTCATCCGTGCCGGCGGTGGCTTCCGGTTCTGGGGCAATCGGAGTTGCATCGAGCCGACGTCGCCCTTCAGCTTCGAGACCGCCACGCGGACCGCGCAGGTCCTGCTCGACACGATCGGCGCGGGCATGATGTGGGCGATCGACAAGCCGCTGCGGCCGAGCCTGGCAAAGGACATCGTCGAGACGATCAACGGCTCGCTCGCCGGCATGGTGACGGCCGGCCAGCTCATTGGCGGCAAGGCGTGGTTCGACGCGGACAAGAACCCGTCGACCAGTCTCGCCCAGGGCAAGCTGGCGATCGATTACAACTTCACGCCGGTACCGCCGCTGGAGAACCTGATGCTGACCCAGCGCATCACCGACACGTACCTCGCTGACTTCACCGTCGCCTGATCGTCGCCACGAGGAAACCCGTCATGATGATTCCTACGTCTCTGCTGGTCGGCTGCGCTGTCGTCGGCCTGGCCATCGCGCTGCTGCTCTGGTGGCTTGGCGTCGTCGCGTGGTGGGCAATCCCGCTGGTCGCTGTACTCGCCCCCGCCGCTGTCTTCCTCGCGATCGTGGGGACGCTCTACGGGCTCTGGATCGTCTCCGGCAGCCACTGATCTCAACTCAACTGAAGGACCGCTGCGATGGCTCTCCCCCGCAAACTAAAGAACATGAACCTTTTCAACGAAGGCGAGAGCTATCTCGCCGAGGTGCAGTCGGTGACGATGCCGAAGTTGACCCGCAAGCTCGAAGATTATCGCGGCGGTGGCATGGACGGCACCGTCAAGATCGACATGGGCGCCGAGGCTATGGAGATGGAATGGACGCTGGGCGGTCCCGACCGCACCGTGATCCGCCAGTTCGCTCGGCCGGGTGTCGCCGGCACGTTCCTGCGCTTCGCCGGCTCTTACCAGAACGACGCGACCGGCGGATACGACGTGATCGAGATCACCGTGCGCGGGCGTCACGAGGAAGTCGACATGGGCGAAGCCAAGGTCGGCGAAGGCGGCGAGACGAAGGTCAAGACGCAGTGCGTCTACTATCGCCTGGAATGGAACGGGCGAGTCGAGATCGAGATCGACGTCCTGAACATGATCTACATCGTCGACGGCATCGATATCCTCGCCGAGCAGCGCGCCGCAATCATGTGACGAACGCCCCCGCGAGGGGGCGTCGACCGTCCGTCTGCGTCACCGCCGACATATCCTCCCGCCTTCATATGAGTAATTTGCCATGAACGACACTGACAGCAACAAGCCCACCTTCGTCACCGTTACGCTCGATTTCCCGTTCAAGCGGGGCGAGAAGACCATCGAGACCGTCCAGGTCCGCCGTCCCAAGTCGGGCGAGCTGCGCGGCCTCAACATCGCGGACCTGGTGCAGATGAACGTCAACGCGACGACCACGCTGCTGCCGCGGATCACTGCCCCATCGCTGACTCTCCAGGAAGCAGCCGACCTGGATCCCGCCGACTTCACGCAGTTCGGTATGGAGGTGATGGATTTTTTGCTGCCGAAGGCAACGAAGGGGTCGGACTCCCCCGCAGCGTAGACGACGCGATGGCCGACCTGGCCATCGTGTTTCATTGGCAGCCCCAAGCAATGGCGACGATGGCGCTGGCCGAATTGATGGGCTGGCATGCGAAGGCCGCAGAGCGGCAAAACCGAGAAGGTTGACCTGATGGACCGCGAACTGCGCATCCGCATGTTCCTGAAAGCTAGCGACCAGGTTACGAAGCCGCTCCGCGATATCGCGGGCGGCAGCCGCGCTGCTACCCACGCGGTCAAGGAAATCAGCGACCGCCTGAAACAGCTCGATCAGCAGCAGTCGAAGATCGACGGCTTCCGCAAGATGCGGGTCGGGCTAAAGGAAACGACTGGCGAGTTGGCTGCGGTAAAAACGCGGATCGCGGAAATGCGCGCCGCGATCGGGTCGGTCGATAACCCCACCAAGAAAATGACGGCTGAGCTGGCGCGCGCCGAAACTGCGGCAGGAAAGCTCGCCACCAAACAACGTGAGCAGGCCGCCGCCCTGCGATCGAGCCGCGAAGGGTTCCGGCAGACCGGCATTTCGGTCCGCGACCTGGCTAGCCATGAATCGGAGCTGCGCACCAGTATCGAGCGCACGAACAGCGAACTGGCTGAACAGAACCAGCGCCTTCTGACCGCCGATGCGCGAGCGCAACGGTTCGGTGCCGCACGCCGCAGCTTCGGCCGTGTCCAGGGCATGGCTACAGGCCTTGCTGCGGGCGGTGCCGCCGGGATCGCCACCGGCATGACGATCGCCCGGCCGCTCACCGGGGCGGTAAAGGAGGCTCAGGAATATCAGTCGGTGATGACTGATATCGCACAGAAGGCTGGCTTGTCGCGCGTCCAGGCCGCGGCGATGGGCAAGGAACTGCTGGTAGCCGCTCGTGCAGCCAATCAGATGCCGACCGATATGCAGACTGGTGTCGACACCCTGATGGGCTTCGGCAAAGGTGCAAAGGATGCGGCGGCGATGATGAAGCCCATCGGCCGCGCTGCCACCGCGTACAAGGCGGAGATCGGCGATCTGGCCGCTGCTGCTTTCGCGGCAAACGACAACCTGAAGGTACCGGTCCAACAGACCGCGCGTGTCATCGATATCATGGCTGCGGCCGGCAAGGCCGGGGCGTTCGAAGTCAAGGACATGGCGGGGGCGTTCCCCGCGCTCACCGCCGGCTATCAGGCACTCGGGCAAACGGGCGTCGGCGCCGTCGCGGATCTATCCGCGGCGCTTCAGATCGCACGCAAAGGTGCGGGCGATAGCGCGACGGCCGCAAACAACGTCGCCAATATCATTCAGAAGATCACCTCGCCGTCGACGATCAAGGCGTTCGACAAGATGGGTATCAACCTGCCCAACGCGCTGAAGAAGGCCTACGCGGAGGGCAAGACGCCGCTAGAGGCAATCGCCGAACTGACCCGCAAGGCCACTGGCGGCGATCTCGGCAAGATCGGGTTCCTGTTCGAAGACTCCCAGGTGCAGCAGGGCTTGCGTCCGCTGATCCAGAACATGGAGGAATATCGGAAGATCCGCGCCGAGGCAGGAGCCGCGAGCGGTACGACGGACACCGATTTTGCCGAGCGCATGAAGGACTCGGCCGAGCAGGCCAAGCGGCTGAAGATCCAGGGCACGGCGCTTGCCATCAACATGGGCACCGTGTTGCTGCCGACGGTGAACGCGATCGTGGAGAAAGCCGGCATTTTCGCCGACCGCTTGGCTAATCTTTCACAACGGCACCCGATGCTTACCAAGGTGGTTCTGATCGGCGCAGCGGCGCTGACCGGGCTGTTTCTGGTGCTGGGCGCAGGTGCGATTGCGCTCGCGGCGTTCATGGGGCCGATCGCGATCGTCAACGCAGGCCTGATCGCCATGGGCGTCTCCGGGGGCATTGCGTCGATCGGGTTACTTCCGATCATTGGAACGGTGCTCGCCGTGGTCGCGGTCGTCGCCCTTCTGGCGGCCGGTGCCTATCTCATCTACAAGAATTGGGGCGCAATAGGCGGTTTCTTTACCGACCTGTGGACGGGTATTCAGACGCGCTTATCAGCCGCCAGCGACGCCGTGAACGGCATCTTCCGAGGTATGTGGAGCGGGGTGAAGTCCGTGTTCTCGATGAGCCTCTTCGAAGTCTATCAGAGCATTGCGTATTTCGTCGGCTATGCCCTGGGTTCGCTGGTCCGTTTCGGATCTGCCGCGCTTGCATGGTTGACCGGTACGCTCCCCGGCATCTTCGCAACCGGGTGGAACACGGCCTGGAGTGCGTTGACGGGCGCGCTATCCGCATCGTGGGCGTGGCTGACCACGCGGCTTCCGGCCATGCTCCGTGGCGGTTGGAACGCGGCCTGGAACGCATTTAAGGCAGCTCTCCGTGCAGCGTTCGTTACGCTGCCCGCCATGTTCTATGATTTCGGATCGATGATCATCACCGGGCTATGGAACGGCATCAAGAGCGCGCCTGGTCGCCTATGGAACCGCGGCATCGCGCTGGCGAAGTCGCTGGCTGGCGGCTTCCAGGCGGGGGCCAAGATACGATCGCCAAGCCGCGTCTTCATGGCGCTTGGGGGCCATATCATCGGTGGCCTTAACGTCGGGCTCGACGACGGTCACGACAGTGCAGTGGGCCGGATCAGAAGACTAACCCGGAACATGGCTGCCGCAGCGGCGCTGCCCGCCATCGCGGCCGGCGCGCTAGTCGGTCCAACTGTGGCGACCGCTGAAACGGTCGCCGCGCGCGGGCGCAACGTCAAGGTGATCGACACCCGCACGCGGTCTCCGATCGCCGCGGCTGGCCCCAACACTCGCGCGACAGACCGAGAAGGCGCGGCGAACGGCTATTCGCCACCGGTCTACCAGATCACGGTCCACGCCGCCCCTGGCATGGACGAGCAGTCCGTTGCCCGCGCTGTCGTGCGAGAACTCGATCGGCGAGAACGCGACGTCCAGGCGCGACGCCGTTCTACCTACCGCGATGATGCCGATGGAGCGGATCAATGAGTACGATGATGAGCCTCGGCATGTTCGTGTTCTCGCTACCGACACTCGCCTATAACGAGCTGCAACGCGACAGCGCCTGGCGCCATGCGCGGAGCGGCCGGGTGGGCGCGATCGATGCCGTGCAGTTCACCGGCCGCGAGAACGATATCATCGCATTGAGCGGCGATGCGCCGGCCGAGCTGATGGACGGCGCCGCCTCGTTGGATAGCTTGCGTCAGATGGCGAAGGACGGTGAATGCTGGAACCTGATGGACGGCAATGGCCGTGTATATGGCGCGTTCGTCATCACGCGGATCCGCGAGGGGCAGCGTTTCTTCTTTCCTGACGGCACGCCGCGCCTGATTCAGTTCGGCATCGATTTGCTCGAGGTGGAAAGCCCGCAGGCGGCCGAGGCGGTATGACGTCGATCAACAACATCGCGGACTTTCGCGTGATGCTCGACGGCAAGGATCTGAGCGATCGACTACGACCGCGGTTGATCTCCTTGCGTCTGTCGGAAAAGCGTGGCGGCGATGCCGACGAGCTGGAGATAGCGATCACCGATCACGACGGCCGAATGGCGCTTCCTTCGGCAGGTGCAACCCTGACGGTGCAGCTCGGCTGGAAAGCCGGCAGTGACGTGGCGGTCGGCTTGGTCGACAAAGGGCGGTTCGTGGTCGACGCGATCGAGCATAGCGGACCACCCGACGTCATCGTGATTCGAGCGCGCTCGGCCGACATGACCAGCGCGATCCGGACCAGACGGGAACAGAGCTGGCACAAGACCACGCTAGGTACGATACTCAACCAGGTCGCAGCACGGAATAAGCTTTCCGTCCGCTGCGCACCCTCGCTGGCGTCGCACCAGGTAGCGGCGCTCACGCAGGGTCGAGAGAGCGATATGGCGCTGCTGCGCCGCCTCGGGCGCGAGCATGACGCGACGGCGACCATCAAGGCAGGAACGCTCATCTTTGCGCCGATCGGCGCGGCCACGACCACATCCGGCGCTAAGGTACCGGGTCTGACGATCAAACGCGCGGACGGGGATCGGCATACCTTCCGCATCGAGAAGCGCGAAGAGGTCGGCGAGGTCGAGGCGCACTGGCACGATCAGAAGGGCGCGAAGAAGAAAAGTGTTAAGGCAGGATCCGGCCCCGGCCCTACCCGGCGCTTGACCAGAACATATGCGTCTGAAGATGCCGCGCGGAAAGCAGCAGCGGCCGAGAGCAGCCGTGCTGGTCGAACGCCGCGCAAACTGGACCTTGGTCTGGCGCTTGGTCGGCTTGAGATTTACCCGGACCGGCCAGTAACAGCATCAGGCTTTAAAGCCGAGATCGACGCCGTCCGATGGCTAGTGGCTGACGTGACGCATGAACTCCTACCTGATCGTGGTTTCACATCGTCGGTCACGCTGGAGAGCGCGGGTTAACGTCGGCGCGCTTCTGCTTCCGCCTGGCAAGCACTATCCAATAATTCAGAGAACTCCGTCGACCAGTGGTGTTCCCGGTCGCAAACTACGCCATCTGCGGCAACAACACGCTGAACAAAGCGACGGAGGACTGTCGCCGACGTGCTACTATGCCCGTATTGACGGATCGCCTTGGCAAAAACTTCGCCGTCAGGGGCGAGGCGTCGGGCATGGGATCTTATAAGGTCGAGCGGTGGTTCGCCGTCCCATTCCTTTCTCATCCAGAGCGTACAGACGAAATCTTCAATGACCTCCTCTTCTAGAGGATGCCATTTGCCATCGCATCTAGCCATGAAACACAGCACGTTCAGACCGGCTACGATCAACGATTTGCGTTGCGATGTCGTGTTCCAGTCGTGAGCCTTTTCCCTGATCCGCCCGATCGTGAATTGATCGAAGAAGGCACCGGTGCCCAGTGACTCTCCTGTGACCGCGTCTGTAACTTCGAGGATACGATCGCACCTGAACAGCTTGTAGCGGTTGGACCGCCCACAGATTGCTCCGATTATCGGGTTTCCATCATGAACTTCATAGCGCCGGCAGGATATGAAGCGCTCCGAGACCTCGCCGTGGACGTCCGCATATTCGATGACGCAGATGAAACCGGCGATGGCTTGAGGCTCATCGTTATCTGGTAATTCGGCTGTTTCGATATCGTCGCAAGAGTCTTGAAGGACGATCGACGGCAATACCGCATCGCGTTGCGTAAGGGTGCTAACTTGCTGTGCCGAATAATTCATATCTGCCCCCAGATTATCTAATTAAACTCGCCGAACGATGTGTGAGACTCGACCAACGATATTCATTTCATCCGGATGGGCATGATCGGGCGGCACGCGATCATTATCAGAGAGTATTGTCACGTCCTCGCCACGCACACGAAGGCGCTTCATCATCGCGATATCGCCAATCGTGAAAGCCCATATCGCGTCCTGATTACGCACGGACCGGTCCGACCGATCGATAAGGACTAAGTCGTTGTCCTCAATCGTTGGAGACATCGAGTTGCCTCGGCCGCGAGCCCACGCAAGCTCTTGCGGCGCGGTACTAGTCATCGCCTCAAGCCAAGCCCGAGGGAAAAGCATCACCTCAACGTCAATATGGTCGCCTGCATATCCGAGCCCCATGCCATACGCCATGTCGACGGACGCGATCGGTACGAGGTCCAGCAGCTCCGCCATGTCCTCCCGGCTAGGGGCCGGAGGTGCATCCGACGACGGATCGGAGGTGTCGCCTGCCAGATAAGCAGTGCTTGTTCCTAAGACGGCTGCAATTTTATGCAGGTAGGCCGACGAACGTGAGTCACCCTTCACCAAACTGTTGATGGTAGTTTGCGCCAATCCTACTCGCCGAGCTAGCTCGGACTGCGACATACCGGCAGCAACAAGCCGTTCAGCGATGCGTGCTCCTACCGTCATAGCACCTCTATTTACCGGTTCGCCGGTAGTCCGATACACAGTTTTGCCTATTGCCAATGTACCGGTCTACCGGTAGACATACCGGCATGGGTATCGAGACAGATCAAGATTCGCCTTTAGCTGACGCGGTTCGCCGTGCAGGTGGGCAATCCGCGTTCGCACGTCTTATCGGGCGTAGCCAATCGACCGTGTTCGACTGGCTGCGCTTCGAGAAGTCTCTACCACCCGAGCATATCCTGACAGTCGAGCGAGCTACCGGCGTTTCGCGCCATCTTCTTGATCCTGTCATCTATCCACCTGTCGTGACTTCGGGGCCTCTTTCGTCTGGTGCGGCAATGTTAGGCACTGACGCGCGATCCGGCGATTTCGATCGCGCTGCCAAAATGAAGCGCGGTGGCGAGGCATGACGTCTCTTCGCGCCCATGACACGTTCGCGCACGCAATGAAGCTCGTTGGCGATCTCCTGACCTGGGAGGTCTGCGGAAAGATGGCGGGCAAGACG